CTTTACCGTTGATTCCTCCTGTATTTCCACTTTTGCTTCATCCGTTGTTTGAACGGGGCAGCCACAATGAGGACATGCAGTTGCTTTATCACTTATTTCTTTTCCGCATTCCTTACATTTAATCAATGCCATAACTCTTTCCTCCTTCGTGTTATAGGGAAATTATACAGTATACTCTGTCAAATGTCATTATTTTTTTATGCTGCCGGGATCGTAAGCACCTGCCCTGGATATATCAGATTCGGATTCCCGCCGATCACTGATTTATTGGCATTGTAGATCACACTCCACTTTCCACCATCGCCGTAAAACTGCTTCGCGATCTTCCAGAGACAGTCCCCGGAAACTACGGTATAGCTCCCCCCGCTTGGTGCATTGCCTGCTGCTCTGGTCTGCTGCATTGCAGCCTGTGGTTTTGGCAGCGATATATCCACGGTACAGGTCTTTGTGATAAATTCACGGTACTGTTTCAGTTTAATCTTGACAGTCGTATCAAATCCCTCTCCGGCATCATCCACAATGGAATAATCCTCAAGTGAAACTGTCATGTTGGTATGAAATAACTTCTTGTTGTTTGGAAATGCTCTTGTCATGATATACTGAAAACTTTTCTTCTGTAACTTTAATTCTTCCAGCTTATCCAGATAAAACCTGGCATTCCGGAAAGTCTCTGGATATAGGGCAAACGGATATTCTGTATTTGGAAGCAGAAGATCAAATTCCACATCTGACAACCCTGCGGCTTTCAAAATATTTGCTTCGCCCTCATTAATCAGAGTTACCGTTTCGTTCTGATTATTGATTTTTACTGTCACTTTGGATGGAGCAACCGGAAACAGCACCCCATCCAGATATAATTTATATGCCATTCCCTACGCTCCTTCCCGGACGATTTCTAATGCCTCTAACACTTTCGTTGTCATTCCATCCACGATACCATCCAGATCTGCATCGCTGCTCACGTTGTTATTGTTCGTCATATCCAGCTTGATCTCCGCAGTCGTAAACCGATTGATTGCTTCCTGCTCTGCAATGTCTCTAAGATATTTCAGATCTTCATCTGTGATATCCACAGAATCTTTGATTGCACTGGTATCATCCGCAATACTGTCAAGGTTGCCACCTGCACCGGAATTTGCAATTGCATCACTGAAACTGGATGTGTAATCATCTGGATTTGGGATATCCACTTTGCCAAAAATATCCGCTAGGCTGAAATTTGATATTTTATCATCAATTTTCTCTCCAAAATTATATCCTGAGTTCCATGCGTCCCCATAATCAAACCGGTTGAACTGATAATCTGACATTTCTACCGTCTTTAAAATTTCTGATCCACCATTCTCAGTTATCACGGCATCCACTTTTGCCTGTACTTTATTTTGAAATCCAGCTACTGCATCCGCAAGACTACTGCCAAAGACTGCATCAAGCATTCGAGCCGCTGACTCGATTACTTCCACTATAAAGTTAAACAGGCTTAAAAATAAAGCCTCTATACCGGCGATTGGGTTATTAAAAATAAGTGCAAATGCATTGACAAAATTTGCGATCAGATTCCATAAAGTAACCCCTATTCCAATGATCGTATTTACAGTTCCAATAAACAGATTTCCTATAAAAGCTAACGCTATCGCAAATGCTCCACAAATCAATCCTGTCGCAGAAGTCGTTGTTCCAGCAAAATGGTTTACTGCCGCAACTGCTGCATAGAATATTGCAATCAGCGCAACAACTAAAACGATAATCCATACAATAGGACATGCATATAACGCCCCATTATATCCCATCTGTGCTGCTGTTGCCGCCATTGTAGATCCTGTAAGGGCTGCAGTTATTCCTATTTTTGCAGACATAGCTACTGCATGAATCGCACTGGCTGCTGCACTTGCTATTTCCATACCTTTAACAATGGCAAGATAAGTTCCGTACACTGCTAAAGCAGCCGCTATTCCATATATAATCGGGCTAATCATCGACCAATTATCTGCCACGAATCCAGCTACAGATCCCACTAAATCAAAAATATTCAGCACAATATTTGCTGTCGTTGCCATCGCTTCGATCGCTTCATCAACAAATCCCTGGAATGCATTGCTGTTCGCCATGCCGTTTAATCTTTGAAGAACCGGCTGGAAAGCCATAACTGCAGTATTTTGCATCGACTGCCAGATCTGTCCCCAGGTCATCGGCATTTCATCAAACTTGGCATTGATATCATCCGCCGCAGAAAAGATCGCTGCCTTGACAATATCCCCTGTTATTTCACCGTCTGCTGCCATATCCCTGATCTTGCCGATTGGAACATCAAGATAATCCGCAATATTCTGGATCAGGTTTGGCGCCTGTTCAAAAATACTGTTTAATTCATCACCGCGGAGTACACCAGAACCAAGAGCCTGTGATAACTGTAACTCTGCATTTGCGGCTTCCTGTGTGGATGCACCGGCGATCGTCATCTGCTTTTGAACTAAATCTGCAAATGCAACAACCTCTTCCGAGTTGCCAAATGCATCCCGTGCATTATTGCCGAATCTTGCAACAACCGATGCCATGCTATCTAGCGATCCACGCGCATCCTGTGCCGCAGCATATACCATATTAACAAGTTCCGACGTCTCATTTGCAGTTCCGTTTATCTCATTAAAGGAATTATTCATCAGATCCAGTCTTGAGGTTGTCTGCGTCAATTCATCGGACATGTTGAGAATTTTTCCCACGCTCTGGATACCCACATATGCACCAACCACGCGTTTAATTGTTCCCATCAACCCCTCTGCGCCGGATACCCCCTCCTGAATCTCCTGATTGAATCTTCCCTGCTCATCCGTATTATCCCGGATATACCGCTCTGTATTACCCACTGTCTGCGATAACTGGAGATATGCCGCATTTGCACCGGACACATCCATGTTCTGCATGGCGGTATTAAGATTATTCTGCTCCTGAATCGCCCGGTCTAATTGCGATCTCAACTGTTCCAACTGGGAGTTTGCTGTATCTGTTCCCATATTGACCGGATTGCTTTCGATCTGCTGTATCCGTTCCCGGATCGAATCGATTCTGACAGCCATGGAATTAAGATCTTGAAACGACTCCGGTGGGAAGATTGTTGTACTGTATGCCTGCCTTGTAATATCGTTCTGTGTGTTGTTCAACTGTTCTAACATACTATTGGTACTCTGTACTTCCTGCTCGAACCGATCTATCCCGGTTCCTGTAAACACATCCAGATTGTTCGTTTCCCACTGCACTGGAATCTCGACCGGGGCAGAACTTCCTACAAGCGGATTCGGGGCAGAAGCCGGCTGCTGTGCCGCACCGTTTAATGCAATTAAGGATGCTGTTGCTTCATCGATTGCCTCTCGCGCTCCCTCCAGACTGCTCGTATCAATATCCATCGACATTGCCTGCTGCATATCATACATCTGTGCTGTTGCAAGATTGACTGCATCCATAATGCCATACAAAACACTGGTAAACTGATCATTAAGCTCTATCGCTGTCTGAATAGCTGCCATACATCGCACCTCCTTCCTAGCGAATCTTACTCTTTAATTCCCGCTCTTTTTTCTTATCATTCTCGATTTTGATTTTTATTGCGGCAATCACAAATGCTTTTTCCTGCTCATCCATATTCAAAAATACAGATGGCAGGATATGTAATTTCAGAAGGGCATAGTAAGCAAAGTTTGCTTCACCATCCCCTCCTTCAATCAGTTTTTTGCTTCATCCACCTTGACATCAAAACTGTCTGTAAATCCCTGGAACTTTTGCATCCACACTTCAAACATCTGAAATTCACCAGCGCCATCCACCATTGCATATAATAAATCTTCCGGTGTTTTCACACCGTAGGAATCCTGTAATTCTTCATCGTACAGATCAGGATACACGGTTGCTGCTGCCATCATCTTTGACAGGTATTTTTCTGTATTCAGCCTTGGGCGGTACATATTCGGTTTTCCAGTTACCGGGACCTCTACAGTACATGCATTGCGCAGTTCCTC